GGTCGAGATCGACTGCACCTGCGCCTGCGGCTGCGGTGTTTCCGCGGCCTTTTGAATCTGTTCTGTGAGTGACATATCTTCCTTCCCCCGTTACGCCGGGAGCACGCGGAATGGTCTGGACACGGAAGGCTTCAGAACGCTCTGATAGACCTCCGGGTGTTTTGATTTCAGCGCATTCGTATCGACGCGCTGCGAGACTTGCGGCTTGGCGACGATGCGGTAGCCGGGAGCGGTGGCTGAAGCCGCATCGCCCAAGAGACGAAGGGCTTCTTCCTTGACCTGCTCCATGGCCGCCTCGGCATCATCGCGGACATCGCGAAGGGAGAGGTACTCAGCGGCCAGCGCCGCAATGCCGGGGATCTCCGACGCTTCCGCGTCCGGGTCGATGCTGCCCAGCAGCGCCTCGCCTTGACAGGAGAACCGATACTCGCACTTCGAGCAGCGCGAGTCGCTGGCCGGCAGGCGGTCTGGTTCGCCATCGCCCTGGACCATCTCCCAGAATCGGTCAACGTATTCCCGCATGAGGGCAAACGCCGAAGGGTCGAAGGCTACTTCAAACGTCTCGAATCGCCAATTGGCAGGCTCAAGAATCGCGAACGCCCCCCACCGATACTCAGAAAGACCCATATACCACTGGATCTGAAGCTGGTACCCGAGCGGGATGCCGCTCTTCTGCATCTCGCGGAACGCCCGCTCGTTGGCCGACTTGCACTCGAGGACCCCCGGCCCCCGCGCATCGCCGAGGATCACGCGGTCCATCGCGCCGATCTCGTGTTCGGCGATACCTTTGCTGGCCTTGCGGCGCCGCACCTTGTTCCCTGTCTTGGCAACGTACTCGTCAACAATCAGCGGCTCCAGCTTGACGCCGCGGAGCGGATGCCCGCGAAACGGTACCTCGTAGTCAGGCTCGATGGCCCGCTTCTGATACCACAACTTTCGAGCGCAGCCGTAGGGCGGCGCGTTGACGATGGATCCGAGATCGGAGCCACCGATAAATCCTGTTCTTTTCATTGCTCTCTCCTATCAAGGTTGCCCCACGGCCGGTAGTGTCGGGATGCCGTGGGGCGCTGTTAACCGTTCGCTTTCTTTGACCAATTTCTCCTTATTGATATACCGTCCAACGGACGGCTGGCTTACGCCAGGTGATCGGCCAGATTCCACGGTTTCCACGCCGCTCCTCCGGTATTGCTCCTTTGGTTTTAGCCGATCACCAAGCGCAATCAGCACTCTCTCCCCCCGACGATCCTCCCGAGGGCCATCAGGAACGCACCGGCAGACCCAAGGACTACGCGATCATGGCACTCAAACAGGGCGTAGGCAATAATCGCTGCCCCGACCGCCATGATTGTTACCGCGCTTGCAATCCTCACTGGACTGCACCTTGAAGGATTTTTTCAATCAGGGCACGCAGCGAAACTTTTTTAACCGCAGCGACCACCTTCAATTTTGCGTGAAGCGCCTCTGGCAACCTCACTTGCAACATCTTCGTTTCCATGAGTCAATCATCGCCCAGCGGAATAATAAAGTCAATAGTTTTATTGAAACTAGTTTTTCTATTACTTTATGTTTTTCACCAGTGCTGAAATAATGGGGACGTGAGAAGAGGAAAGAAGGAAGTCCCCCTGACGGTGCATCAGGCCGCAGAGAAGCGGCTGTCGTCGATTCGGGATCTCGTGGCGAAGATTAACGCAGCCATCCGCGATCCGACTGGCGAGATCAGCCAGCGATTCCGCGCCTTACCGGAGGACAAGCGAGCGAACATCCTCCGGCAACTGGAGGAACTGAGGGCCCAGTATAAGCGTGACCAGGCAGTGACGGATTTCAACACGTTCGTGCGGCAGGTCAGCCCCAACTTCGTCGAAGGCCCGCACCTTCGCCAACTTTCCGAAGTATTCCACCGCATCGACTCCGGCGAGTCCGTCCGTGTCATCGTGAACATCGCGCCGCGGCACGGCAAGTCCGAACACATCTCGGTACGTTTCCCGGCCTGGTACCTCGGCAAGAATCCAACGAAGCAAATCATTCAGGCATCGTGCAACCTGACGCTGGTCGAGAAGCTCGGCCAATCCGTCAAGGACATTATCGCCAAGCCGGAGTACAACGAAATCTTCCCGGACTTCCGGCTATCGACCGACACCAAGGCGAAGACGAAATTCAAGACGGGATCTGGCGGCTACTACTTCGCCACCTCGACTACAGCCACCGCGGTAGGCTTCGGCGCGGACGTACTGATCCTGGACGACCCTCACGGGGAGCAGTCCTCCATTGGGTCGGATAAGGCTAGCGTCATGCCATCGAAGGAAAACTTCGATCAGGTGTGGAACTGGTTCACGCAGGTCCGCGCCCGACTCCAGCCGGGTGGATCCATCCTCATCGTGATGCAGCGGTGGTCGCCGTTCGATATGACCGGACGGATCATTGAGCGGATGCGGACGGACCCGAACGCCGAGCAGTACGAGGTCATTGAGTTTCCCGCGCTTCTGATGGAGGAGGACGAAGCCGGCGACCCGCTCGTTGACGAGAACGGCGACCCAGTCTGGAAGTCGCTCTGGCCGGAGTTCTGGAAGGTCGAAGAGCTGCTAAAGATCAAGAACAGCATGATCAAGTGGCGGTGGAATGCCCAATACATGCAGAACCCGCTCATGGAGACGAGCTCGATTGTCCCGCGGGAGCGATGGAAGTGCTGGGGCATGGACAAGGACGGCGAGATTGACTACGACCTCAAGCCGCCGATCTGCTCGTACATCATCCAAACGTGGGACACTGCATTCAGCGCCGACACCCGCTCTGACTACTCCGCCGTGACAACGTGGGGCGTGTTCGATACGACCGATGAGCACGGCAACCGGCGCAACGGGATCATCCTCCTCGACGCATGGCGAGGCCAAGTGGACTTCCCGGTGCTCAAGAAGCGGGCCAAGGAGAAGTACCAGCAGTGGAAGCCCGATGCCTGCATCATCGAAGCGAAGGCGACAGGAATGCCGCTGATTCATGAACTCCGGCAGATGGGCATGAGTATTCAATCCTACACGCCGACCTGGCAGACCGGCGACAAGATGGTCCGGTTGAACTCGGTGAGTCCCATCTTCGAGCAGGGCTTCGTCTACTACCCTCCCCGCGAATGGGCTGACGCTGTCATTGACGAAGTCGCGCTGTTCCCCGCCGCCGATCACGACGACTACGTGGACACCGTCATCATGGCGATGATGCGCTTCCGCTCCGGCAGGTTCATGAGCCTGCATGACGATCTCCAGGAAGAGGAAGACCGCCCCTATCGGAAGGTGAAGGCCTACTATTAGCTGATGCGATATCGAATGGATAAATCCTACTATTAGCTGATGTGATACTGTAAGAGAAAATGATCGAGCGAGTGAATGCCGACGAAATTCCTCTGGTCGAGATCCAGGAGACGGTAATCGAAATCCCCGATGGGAAGGAGACCACCGTCGAACTGGAGGACGGCAGCATCGAGATCACAATCGAGGAACCGGAAGAGTCTTCGAGTATTCTGGAGGCTCCATTTGATTCCAACCTTGCCGAATTTCTTGAGCGAGACAGGCTCAACTCTATCGGCTACGATCTCATCGACTTGGTCAAGGCCGATGAGCAGTCGCGAGAGGATTGGCTTGAAGGGTTCCGCGATGGCATGAAGCTGCTCGGTTTCAAACCGGAGGACCGGACGGAACCGTGGGCCGGCGCGTGCGGCATTGTTTCGACGATGATTCCCGAGGCGGTGGTTCGCTTTCAGTCGAACGCGATGACAGAGATCTTCCCGGCGGATGGCCCGGTGAAGGTGAAGATCATGGGGCGGGTGACGAAGGAAGTCATCGAGCAGAGTGAGCGTGTCCGCGACCGGATGAACTATACGCTGACCGAGGAGATGCCCGACTACCGCACCGAGACCGAGAAGCTGCTCTTCGGGCTGGCGTTCATCGGGTCAGCGTTTCGCAAGGTCTGCCCAGATACCCAAACCGGAAAACCTGCGGCGACCTACGTCCGCGCCCAGGATATGATCATCCCCTACGGCGCGTCATCGCTTCAGACGGCGCCCCGCTACACCGAGGTCCTCCGGCTATTCCCGTCCGATGTGCAGCGGCTCCAGGTGACGGGACAGTGGCTGGACGTTCCCGTTGACGACACGCCTGACGTTTCCGACCTCCAGGAGGCTATCGACGAGGCCACCGAGCGGACTCCCTCCTCGATGGAATCCGACCCTGGGACGTACTATGAATGCCATACCCTGCTGGACATTGAGGAAGACCCTCTCCGCAACGAAGACGGCCTCCCGCTTCCGTATGTGGTGACGTTCGACCGCAACGGCGTTGTTGTGGCGATCCGGCGCAACTGGGACGAGCCCGACCCGAGGAAGCAGAAGCTGGTGTGGTATGCGGCATATAGCTACATCCCCGCCGAAGGCCCCTATGGCTATGGCGTCCTGCATCTCGTCGGCGGCAGCGCGAAGGCGGCCACCTCCATTGAGCGGCAACTCATCGACGCCGGCACTCTCGCGAATCTCCCCGGCGGGTTCAAGACCAAGGACGCCCGCGTGGCCGGATCCGACGACCCGGTTCCTCCCGGTGAGTGGCGAGACGTGGACCTCGGAGCGAACACCCTGCGCGAGTCCTTCTTCCCGTTGCCGTACAAGGAACCGTCCGGCACCCTGCTCACGCTGCTGAACCGCATCGAGGAGAACGGTCGCCGACTCGCCTCCATCTCCGACATCCAAGTTGGCGACATGAGCGGCAACGCCCCCGTGGGCAGCGTGCTCGCCGTGATGGAGCGGGAGATGAAGGTGATGTCCGCGGTACAGGCGCGGCTCCACGCAAGCCTCCGCGACGAGTTTCGCATCCTGGCGCGGGTCATGCGGGACATGGCGCCGGATGAGTACGAGTACGATGTCGAGGGCGGCAGCCGCCTGATTCGGAAGGCCGACTTTGACTCCCGTATCGACGTGATCCCGGTATCCGATCCGAACGCCGCGACTTTGTCTCAGAGGATTACTCTGTACCAAGTTGCGGTCCAGTTGGCGCAGCAGGCCCCGCAACTCTACGATCTCGCCGCACTGCATCGGCAGATGCTGACCATCGCGGGGATCAAGGACGTTGAACTAATCATTCCCGACAAGACCGACATCAAGCCAACCAGCGTGGTTGCCGAGAACATGGCTATCGCCACAGGCAAACCAGTGAAGGCGTTTGAGTGGGAGCCGCACGAGGCACATATCGCGTCTCACACGGCGTTCCTTCAGGACCCGACCACTGCGGCGATTCTCGGACAGAATCCACAGGCGCAGGCCATCTTCGCCGCGGCGCAGGCCCACATCGCCGAGCACTTCGCCTACCAGTACCGGGCGAACATTGAGCGCGAACTCGGCATACCGCTCCCCGGCCTCGACCAGAAACTTCCCGGCGACATCGAATCGCAGTTGGCGGTCGCGGTGGCGCAGGCGAGCCGGCAACTTCTCCAGAAGAATCAGCAGGCGGCCGCGCAGCAAGAGGCGGAGGCCAAGGCTCAGGACCCGGTCCTTCAGATGCAGCAGATGGAGTTGCAGCTGAAGCAGGCCGAGATCCAGCGCAAAGCGCAGGCCGACGCCGCCAAGGCGCAACTGACCGTGGTGACATCGCAGCAGCGTAACCAGGTCGAACTCGAAAGAATCCGGTCACAGGAACGGATGGCGCAGGAGGCGGCGATTGACCGCAACCAGCAGTTCCTGGCCGAAACGAAGGTGAACGCCC